TGGGCGGCCGTGATGACCATGCCAGGCGTAACATCGGGGCCGGTGTGCCCGTAGCCGATCGTCCAAACTCCGCCACTATCCTGGTACGCGCTCAGGCGCAAGCCCTCGGACTGTTCAGTGAGTGCGAGCCCGGCGGCGTTCATCGTTGGCATCAGTGGCCGTGCGCCGAGGCGACAAGCTCGAACAGACGCAGGCCGAGGCCCGTCGCAGCCGTTGCCAGCGTTGTCCACAGGAGCGTCCGATTGCGATCGCTGGCCTTCTTGGCGTTCTGCGCGGCTTGGATATACTCGACAATGCCGGGCGTGCGGACACCGTTCTTCCACTCGCCGTAAAGAACGGATTGGTGGTCAGCCACGATCGCGCTCAGAGCGGTCAAGTCGTCCATGTTCTAAAGAATCGTTCGCGATTGACATACGCGCTTGCCTGTCCTCTCAAATGTGCGGAGCCGCACCTTTACAATTCTCACGGCTTCGGCTTTTGGTAGGAGCCGCCGGTTAGCAGTGGAAGCAGGTCGCTTGTAGCCTTTTCCCCAGCTTGGCCGCGTTTCTTGCGCATCATGTTCGCGAAAACTTCTCCTGCCTCCGAGAGCGGGATATAGCGCCCGGCGACCTGGCTGAGCGCCGCGCGGACGTGCCCCTTTTCGGCCTGGGGAATGGCCGAGTACCCCTCGCCCGCAGCGCCAAGCGGTCCGAGCAACGAAAAAAGGTAGCCCATGGGGTCCATCGTCGCTCGGGCGATGTTGAGCCCTGGCGTCGAGAGATGGAACTTCGGAGAAGCCCCGGGATTGACTTGCGCGTTGTAGTCTTGCTGCGCCTTTTGGACGTTCGCGATGCGGCCTGGGTTCGTGGCGAGGGTCCGAACGCCTGAGCCGATCATCGTCTGCGCGTGGAACTTCGAGAACGGGGTTCCAATGTCCGAAGCCGCTCGAGTAACCGCGTTGGGGGCATCAGTTCCGAAGTCTTTGTGGATTTGCCTCGCCGCCTCGACGCCGACATTCCCGGCCTTCTTCTCAGCATCGAGAGCAGCCGAGCGCAGCCCGGTTTCCAGCGGGTTCAGGAACTTGTTCTGGAGGAAGTTCGAGCCGCGCTCAAGCGGCACGATCACCTTGTTGGCCGCATTCGCGAGCCCTTCAGTGCCAGGGATATGCGCTAGCCGGGTGATGCCCATCTCATCGAAGATGTTGGTGTACTGCGAGTGCGCTCCAGTCTCGGTTAGTTCGGCAATCTTCTTGGCAAGGCGTCCCTGCCCAACGGTTCCCGTCGAGACGCGAGCGGCGTTCACGAGGCCCTTGGCGAGCGTCGGAACGCCATAGCGGCTGTACGTCAAATTCGCTAGGTTGAGCCCGTGAGGGAACGGCAGCGCGAGGAAGGCCTTATTCCCGAGGTGCGTGGCCTTCTGCAGCACGCGGAGAATCTTGGGCGGCGTATCGTGAATCTCGGAGGCGGCCGTTGCGAGCGCCTTCTTGACCGTATCCGCCTCGGCTGGATTGTTGAACACTTTCTCCAGGGGATGCTCCAGCATCCCAATGGTGTTGTTCGGGCCATGGATGAGGTTGACGCGGGATAACCCTTCCTTGATTGCCGCCTTGAGCTTGGGCGCTCGATCGCGAATGAGCGCCGTGGTGATGTCCTGGGGCTTGAGGCCCTTCACGGCATTGGGGATGTTCTCCGCATCTTGGAACAGCGCGCGCACGGCGTCTGGAATCTTGCCGCTGCGGATTTCCTCGGCGTAGCGCTTAACCACGGCATCGTCCGCGATTTTGATCTTGTGCATGGCTTGCGTGGCGTTGTTCTGGACCGATTCATACAGCGATTTGCCGTAGTCGGTCAGCCCGTGCAGCGGCGCTTCCGGATCCAGGAGCCTTCCGAGGCCGGTCCCGCGCGCCGCATCGGCAACGGCGGTAGCGCCATGGGCGAGCGCTGGGACCGCTTTTCCCAGGAGCTTCGCGCCCTTCCCGATCGGAGCCACAGTGAGCGGGTCATTCAGGTCTGCTAGGAAGTCGAGCCCGCCGCGCTCCAGCTTACGCGGTAAACTGGAGCCCGCGAGTTGCATGTCCTCGTACTGCTGGAGGCCGATCTTTTGCTTCACGGCTTTTGAGAGGCGCTTCGCGTCGCTCGGGTGCGTGATCGCATGGCCGACATCCGCGCCTGTTTCGACCGCCTGCAGCGCACGCTGCGGCGTACCAATCGCGCCCATGAACGCCTCATAGGGGTGCTGGTGGCCATAGACGATGGCCCCGCCGACCGTCTTCTCGAGCTTGTCGCCGAGCTTGCCCGCCTGCTTCGCAACGCTCTTGGGATTGATGCCGAAATACCCGTCCGCGCCAGCCGCTGGAGCGGGCGCGGCCTTAGCGTCCGGCCCCAATCCAAAAGCGGCGTCAGCATCGGGCATGAGTTATTGTCCCGTCAGCGTGCTGAGCGCTTCAGTCGCTGCGTCCTTCGTCATCATCGGACTTTGAGCGCCGCCCGCGATCTTCCGAAGCGTGTTGAGTGTGGCTTGCATCCCGTGCGCCGAAACCGAGCCGCGGATAATCGACTGAGACGCCGCCGGCAAGCCCTTGAAGTCGGCGTTGGAGTTGAGGCCGTTTTCTTCGGCTGCGAATTGGTGGTTGACGGGAGTGGCTGGCTTCGGCTTCTTGGCCGCAGCCGCATCTTCATGCCCGAAGCGAAGCTGGAGCATCTGCATTTGCTGCGCGAATGTGGCCTGCTGCCGCGCATCCTCGCCGCCAATGACTGCGAGCGTGCGCTCCCACGAAGCTGCCTCAGAGGCTGCCTGCCGGGACTCGGCCGCGCCAGGCGCGATCATGGCTCGCTGCATCGCGGCGTCTCGATTCTTTTGCGCCTCGCTTATCCGCTCCTGAAGCGCCGAGCCTTTGTCCAGCGATGTCTGCCGCGCCGCGATGTCTTTCGTGGTCTGCTCGTAGGGGCCAGCGCCGATCGTGCCCTGCTGCGAGTGCTCGATCTGCTGGCGGTTCCGCAAATAATCAACTTGCTGTTGCGGGGTCATCTTGGCCCAATTCTTGGGGAGCTTTTCTTTGCCCACGAACTGGCCAGCGGCTGTGGCAATCGCCTCGTCGTGGGCGCGATCACCTTGGCCCTGGTTGAACACGGTTGTCTGCTGCGCGGCCGTCGTATCCTCGCGCGCATCGCGCTTCTGATCTTCGGCGTGGCGGTACAAGGCCTCGCTGACGGCCTGGGCATCCTGAGCCGCCTGGCGCGCCTGCTCAGCCTTCTGCTGCTTGGCCCGTTGCTGCCCGCCGATGAATGCACCGGCCGCGCCCAAGAGGCCGCCGATGATGTCGCCTGCTGGTTGGTCGCCTTGAAGTACCGGCATTAGTATGGACTCGCGTAGGGGTTGGAGCCGGGGGTGCTGCCCCCTCCGCTAAAACCCTCGGCGGCTCCCGCGGCCTGCCCCGCTGTTCCTATGCCTTGCATGATCGAGGACCAAATGCTCGGCGTTTGCGTGACGGTCGAGCCGTACTGATTGGCGTTCTGATTGCCTGCGCTCTGACCGCCGTTAATCATGCTGTTGATCGCGTTGAAGATGCTCGACTGCTGGTTGTTGTACGCGTTCGCGTTGAACTCGCCCGCGCCGAGCTGCATCCCCTGCGAGCCTTGAATGGCGTTGGCAAGCGTGGGGCCCAGCGCGCCGGCAAGCTGGCTCTGAAGCTGCGACATGGCGCCCACGGCTTGCCCGCCGTTGATGCCGAAATCGGCCAGCGTTTGGTTGAGGTTGTTCTCGCTGCTTTGCGCTTGCGGCGCGAACCCGGCCATGATTTGCTGGATGGTCGCGTTGGGCGAGAATTGCGATGGGTCAACATACGTCGGCTGTTGGTAGTTCGAGCCGGTGTTGCCGTAGGGATTCTGCGCCGAGTTCGGCTGATTGGGATTCTGTTGGGCGGGCGTCTGCTGCTGCCCGGGCGGCATCCCCGCCATTACTGCTGGGGCCCGCGCATGGCCATCGCCTGCATCAACTGCTGAACCTGCTGCGGATTCATCGTCTGCTGTCCGCCCGGAGGCTGTCCCTGCGCTTGAGGTGCGCCACCAGGCGTGGCGACTTGGCCGCCGCCCATCATCGGTGCGCCGCTCATTTGCGGGCGTCCGGGCGTGACGCCACCGGGAGGCGGCTGGGCCTGATTCTGGCCGAGGTACTGCATCAGCCGCTGCATCGCTTGCGTGGTCTGCTGGTCGATCTGCTGCCGAGCGCCAGCGTTCTGGCCCTGGGCGTTGTTGCTAGCCCCCATACGTTCTCCCTTTCGGTGCTCGCTTGTATTCGATAGACACGGGAACGAAGCCCCGCGCCAAGAGGATGCGGATGTATGCCGAGTTCTCGGGGTCGGTGTGTGCGCGGAGTTCCCAGCCTTCGCGATCGCACATGCCCTCAAGCGCCCGGCCCAGCGCCAGCGCGTCCAGCACATGGCCGCTCGCCGCGTAGAGGTCGTGGCCCGCACAGACTCCATCCTCGACGGTGAAGCTGGCCGCCGCCACGGGCCGCCCGTCCTTCTCGAGCACGAGCCATTCGGCATCGAGCAGCGTGCGCTGGCCAGTGACCGGGCGCGGCACATCCATGCGCGCGGCCATCTCGAGGAAGTGCCCGGCGCGCCACGATTCGATCGCAGGCCAATCCGTCTCCGTTGCGATGCGGATGAAGCTCTTGGTCATGTGCCGATTGCTATCCAATTCACGGTCGCGCTCGTGATGTTGCTCCCGCTCGTGTTGTTCAAGTTTATCTGAAAGCCGGTTGCCGTCTGAGCCGATACGTAAAAGAAAAACGAGCTTATAGTCGTGACTTGATTGTTTATCGCCATATAAACGGCATACGATGTGGAGCTTGTGAACTGCGCGGCTCCACTCAGCGTAATGGTAGAAGTCCCAACGAACCCGCTATTTGCAGTGATTGTCGCCGAGCCTGTGACAATGTGCGCCGTGCTCGCCACAGCCGTGCCCGTCGCGGTGTAGACCGGAGGCACAAACGAAAGCGTGGACGCGTTCGAGCTCGCCTCAAAGGCACCAGTGATCGAGAACGACGTCACCCCTGTAAGTGGGCCAGCCATCGCCACGCCTACTGGGAATGTGTACGTCTGCGACCCGCCGAACGTGGCCGCCGATGCGCTCGTCGGCTTGAGCTGGCTGGCGTAGATTCCCGCCGCTCCAATGTTCGTGTAGTCGATATTCGAGAACGCCGCCACGAGCGTGACGAAGTTCGAATTCCACTGCGTGGCAGTCGGAACGGCGCCGGTGACAAAGAAGTAGGACTGGCTGGGAATGGCCATCTATGAACTCCCCGGCGGGCCGGGCCGCGCCTGACGATTGGCGATGAACGTGTAGCCGAGCGACGTCCAGGGGAATACGCTCGATTCGTTCCAGCCCCATTGCAAGATCGTTCCGAGCGCCGGCTGCTGCACATAGATGTTCAGCACTTGGTACGTCGGCGCTCCGTAGGTCGCCCCGATGGCCGAGGTCCCAATGATGAACGTGCCGATCGTGGCGCCACCCGGAGCCGGAAGCGCGAACGTCGAGGCGTTCCCCGTCGTGGAATTGCTCTGATCATACGTCATCGTCCCGTTGAACGTGTACGATTGCGACGATGAGATGACCGGAAGTGAGAACAGCATCTGGACGGAGTCCACGACCTTCTCGTCCACGACGGCTTCTTCGCCCCACGTATCCGCGAAGTAATCCGCTTTGCCTTGGACCGTCGCGGTGATCGGCGCCCCGAAGTCCGCCGACGCGGTGAAGCCGTTGACGGCTCCCGCGAACAAACCGATCTGATCGATCGTGGCGCTCGCCCAGGCGAAGTTCCCTTGGTCGAGCGGGCCGCGCAGCGGAGCGAGCCCCGCCACCTGCATGTTCGAGATGGTCCCAACGGCGGGGTATCCGTCTACGTCCGGCTTGCCGAAGTCGAACCACGCCCCCACGCTCGGGTAGCCGAGGCCAATATCAAAGAAGATGATGTACTTGTTCCCGTAGCGCACGGCTTCGGCGTTCTTGCGGTTCTGGATTTGCGCGGTCGGGCCATCAAAGAGATCCGGGTTGTTCTCGCTGATCTTGCGGGTGTTGGTTCCGTCGAACGTATACACGCCGTCGATGCCGAGGAACACATGGAATTGGTCGAACGGGACGATGGAGCCCGGCGAGAGGGCGCCAACCGACGAGGACCCGATGGCCGTCGCCCACAGCATCTCTCCCGCGAGCGAGACGTTGTACATATAGTAGATGCTGGACTCTTTGTAGATCACCATCATCTGCTGCAGCACAGCAAGGCCCGTGATGTACCCGCCGTTGATGCCGTCGCCGCGCCCAGCGTACAGCGGGATGTACGTGTTCGTCGTCGTCGGGGGTGTCGGCGCGATGATGTTGATCGTGAACTGCTCGGGCTGGAACGGATTGCTCACATACACGGCGCACGGGTCTGTCGGCTCTCCCGCATAGAACAGTGACGAGAATAGCGTGGCGCAGTACTTGGGCGTGATGACTCCGGCTTGCCCGGTCTTTTGCGGAAGCTGCGCTTGCACGACGGACTGCATCATGTTGCCAGGACCAGCCCAGCGCTGCGGCCCACCAACGCCCGTCGTGATAAACAGCGTGCCATCGGCGCTCTGCCCGATGCCAGCAGCCGTGGGGTCTGGGTCAAAGAGTTGCACGGCTTGGATGTACGTCGCGCCGGGAACGGAGCCGATGCGCTGCCATTGCGGCGGCGTCGTGCTCACGGCTGGATTCGTGATTGGCGCGGCGTACACGTTATCGTTCGTCCCTAGAACGACCAGCGCGGTGGTATCAAAGAAGCGCCCCTCGACCATGGCGAGATACGGGACGCTCGACCCAACGGCGCCCGCCGAGATGAGCGGCAGCGACGGAAAGCTGTTGGGGTTGTAGGGCTGGACGGAAATGCCGATGTTGCCCGGACGCTTCTGGATGGTGTTGCCTTGCGCCATCCACGTATTGTCCGATTGGACGAGCATGTTGCGATCGAGCGCGTGCGGGTCGCGCTTCGTGTTGCGCCCGCCCGACAAGTCGAGGTACGCGATGTACTGCTGCGGTGGGAGGTCTTTCTCAAACGGCGTGGGCACAAGCTATCGGCCGTCCGTTCCCATACCGATGCGATCGAGAAAGGGCTCCACCCGAATCGTATCGCCATGCTGAATCTTCGTGTACTTGTACTTGATCATCGCGAGTTCGTCTTTGTACGACTTGAGCGAAACCTCAGCCATGGACATCTCTCGCGCGCGAATCCACAAGAGCCACAGCGCGAAGTAGAAGATCGCCATGTGACAGTCATACGGGAGCACGGGCGTGTCCGTCGAGTTCACGAGAATCGGGCAACTCGTCGGCTGCACCCCGGCGAGATATGGCGTCGGAATGGGCGTGTACTGAATCGTGATCGAGTCGCCGCTCCGCGCGCTGCCGGGATAGAAGTAGATGTTCTGGCGCAGCGGGTCCACCGTCGCCCACGTCGGTTGCGTCCCAAACGAATACGGCAAGAGATAGCCCTGGCCCGTGATCGTGTTGAAGTTGGGCCATGAGGTCAACTCGGTGCCGGGTCGGAACTCGCGCTTGTAGAGCAGCCCGAACGGCTGATAGATGATGCGCGCGATGTGCGAGACTTCCGGGTACACGAGCGTGGCCGTGGGCGCCGGCGGAAATGGGTAGATGAACGTCTGCGCGATGGAGCTCGTCGTGTAGCTCGTCAAGAACAACTCGATGTCATCGAGATCGCCCATGACTTTCTTGTAGCCTTCGTTGATGCAGAACTCGATGAGCCCTTGCGAGTATTGCGGGTTCGTCGAGCCGGCCCAATTCGGACCGGGAGCCGTGGCCCCGCCCGTGGCAAACTGCGCCCCACCCTGTTGCAAGTGCGTGAGGATTAGATTGCTGATGTCGCCCAAGGTCATGGGCTAGTCGTCGGAGCTAGATTCGCGAACCCGACGCCCGAGCTTGGAGAGCTTATGGCGCATCCCGGTATCAGTGATGCCGAAGCGAAACCCATCGACCATCCCGTACTCTTTGTCCGCGGGCCCCTGCACGTAGCCTTTGCGGATGCGCTCGGGGTACACGTTGTGCGAGTCGATCTGCACGTCGGGATTGGGAAAGCCGATCGACGCGGGCCGGCCCTCCGGCTTGCTGCTATTTTTTGGCACCCGACACCTTGGCTTTCAGCATCTCGCGCAGCGCTTCCATCTCGTCTTGCGTGAGTCCGGACAGGAACGCCGGAACGCCGGGGTCCTTCGCCGCGCCACGAACGCGATGCCCCTCGGGGATGGGGTCGTACAACTGCGAGTCATCGAACTGCCAGAACGAGTACGGGCGAATCACGACCTCCTCGCCCTCGTACTTGATCGGCATCATGGCTTGGTTGAGCGGGCGCAGCGCCACCTTGGGCATTTGCGGAGGCCCGATGCGCGAGGTGTTGCGCGGGTCCGCCGCGACGTTCGGCAGATCGTAACCGTGCCAGAACTGCGCGAGGCGCGGGCGCTCGTTGGCTTGCGTCCATCCGACGATGCCGTTCTTGGGCTCGACGCGCGGAGCCATGAAGTAGCCGAACGCGATGAACGCGGCGTGTTGGCGCACGTCGGGCAGGATCTCTTTGCTTTTCTTGCCCTGAAGATGCGCGTTGATGTTCGCCGGCATAAAGAAGCTGTCGCGCTCCGGGTCCCCGAAAATCGCGGGCGCGTCGTCCGGATACATGATCGGGACGCCTGGGAACCAGGGCCCCTCATCGTCGGGGTCATGCGGATTGAACGAGAGGTTCCGGCGGGGTTCCGTTGTGCCTTGACGCCAGCGCAAACCGCCACCGCGCCACGGAGCTTCCAGCGTGACTTTGACATGCGTGACCCGATCCCAATCGACCAGGGTCAGAGGCTCCATGGGTGCGATGTTCATTTCCGCGATCTCGACTTTCTGACTTCGCGCATCCCGCGTTTGGACATGCGCTTCATGCGGCGCGCTCCGGGGGCCATTACTTGCGCGCCTTCATCTTCCGTTTGCCCTTGCGGCTGTGCTTCTTGCGCCCAGACTTGCGTCCGCCGCCATCCTCCATGCCGTCTTTCTCGTCGTGACGACCGAACGTCGCCTCGTTTTCGGGCCCATTTCTCATGGGTTACTCCTTAGGCTTGGATGTTGACGTATGCGGCAACCAGCGCCGATTCCGTGGTTCCGGCGCCCGCAACCGAGATGAGCAGCGAAGCGTTTGCCGCGCTCGTGCGCGTATCGGTGATGCGGAATCCGCCCGCGTGCGCATTCGCTAGGGCCACGGAGAAGGTCGGATACGAGATGGAACCGATCGAGACGGACTCTTGTACGCCCGAGGCCAGCGAGTCGATCAAGACGATGGTGTTCGGCGTGATGGACTGAAGGCTGTTCGGGACGACGGACACGACGCCCGGACCCATCGCCGCACCTGCGCCGCCGGCCGGAATGTTCTGGCCGCTGACGATGAACGATTCCGTGGTGTTGATGGCCGTGGCCAGGGCTTGGCCCACGGTGCTGCCGATCGCCGCAGAGCCCGCGATCGCAAAGGCGTTCGAGCTGTTCGTGACGAGCTGGGCGCCAACAGTCACGTTCGTGGTGGCGTTGGTGCGGTTCGTTCCGGCCCACACATACGCCCAGCCGAGTTGACAGACCGTGACCAGCACGGTGAGCGGGGCTCCCGTGAGGTTCGTGTACGTCGGCACGCCGTTGACGTAGGTGATAGGAAACTTGACCGCAGGGACGGGACCATTGATCGCGGCGATGACGCCGAACAAGTCCCCGGCGTTCGCCGAGGTACACGCGACGAGCCGCTCGCAGAGTGGGAGGGCTGCGCCGTTGTTGGGCACGTTGTTGTCCGGTCCGAACTGCGTGACGTCCAGACACATCGGCTGCCCGATCTTGAGCGTGCCGTTGGCCGCGACGACGACCTGCGCCTGTTCATCATCAACGCCCCAATTTGCATATGGGCCGTCTGTTACGCGAGACGGGCCTTTGCCAGTACTCACTTAGTTGCCCCCGGTGTTGAGCTTGTTGCGGAACACGACTTTGGCCCCGCCGCGACCTTTGGCGCCTTGCGTCGGAAGCATCTGCGACCCGATCACTTTGTGGTTGCCATACGTTGGCGAGAAAGGCGCGCTCGTCGTAATGTCGCCCATGAAGCCCTCGACATCGGTGCCGATGCCTCCCGAGGTAACGATGCCTTCGGTGCGTCCTCTTTTGGCGGCGTTGTCCCGCCCGCTGTGAGACTCTTTGGCCATGAGTTAACCCCCTGAGTTCCACAGCACCCCAGGGGCTGCGGGCTTGAAGTTCACGAGGTTACACCCAAGGTGGATTCTCGTGAAGTAGGTGTTGTTGGTCTGGGATTTCTGCCATTCCTCGACGTCGAAGTACGCACCGCGCAAGACGACGAGTTTGAGATACCGGCTGTTGAGGCCGTAAATGAAGCCCCCCGAGCCCGTCCCGGTTGAGGGCGAAGCGACACCCGTTGGCACGTTCGAGTCGATGAACAGGGGGCCTGAGTTGAACGACACGTCCACAGAGCCGGTCGTCCGGGCAAGATCGGGTTGGATGTAGCGGTCCAGCGTCGTGAGCAGTGCGATGACGGAGGCGTAATTCAGCCGGTTCGCCATGTAGAAATCGGGGCGCGCGTTGTCGATCTGCGCGGCGATATCGAGCGTCTGCATGTTGCCGAGCAGCGAGCCCGTGACGTTGTAGTTCGTTTGCGTGGCGCAACCCCAAAGGTTGCCGACCGCACCCGCCGTCACCGGGATGCCTGCATACGTCGGGACCACCGTGCCGTTGTCGATCGACCCAGCCAGGCCATCGACGGCCAGCGGGTTGAGCAAGAACGTGTTGGTAATCCAGGCCGTCGCGAGGCCTTGCACGATCGACATTTTGGTGATGTCGAGTTGCGCGGTGACGTAGTTGGCAACGGCGTCGGGCGAGCCGTCATTCATCAGCACGTCGGTGAACAGCACGACCAGCGCGTCGTCCAGGAACTTCCAGTCGAGCGCGGCGGTGTAGACGTTGTTGTTGAGTGAGCCGATGGGCAAGTCTTGGTCGCCCGCATACCACACGGTGTTGGGCGATTTGCCGATGTTGACGGTCCACGTTGCCGCAAGTCCGCCGTCCACTTCATCGACCATCTCGCGCTGCCGCAAGAAGTCGAGTCCCTTCATGGACTGGAACACGAGATCGATCACGAAGTCCGTGAGCGAGTGATCGCGGTTAAGCGAGTTCAAAGTGTTCGTAAATTGGTAGCCTGAGGCGAAGGATGGCGCTGCCATAGGTTATCCTCTCTGCGCAGCGCGCATGTTGTCTGCGAGGCGCTTCCGCATGGAACTGAGCGTTGTGGCTTTTTCTTGGCGACTCTCGCCGGGAACGCCAGGCGCAGCCGCGTCGCCGCGTAGCGAGGTAGGTGGAGCTTTCTTGGCCGGAGGGGCGACGAAAAGGTCGCCCTCGGCTTTGTACGCATCTTCCAGCGATAGCCCGCGCATTTGCGCGATGCTGGCAAGCATCAGAACGCCCGCGTTGTTGTTGCGCGCCAATTCAGGGCGCTCAGCCACAAGGCGCTGGGCGTAGGCCAGATTGGCCGCCGTCGCCGCCGCTTCTTGGTCTTTCTTAGCCTGCTCTTTGGCGGTCCGCTCCGAGTTGACGTACTCAAGAACGGGCGTCAATTCTTTGCCGACTTCTTCGCGGAGCAGCGCGAGTTCCGGCGTGTACTGCGGCTTTTGCTTTTCCAGGCGCTCGTTGTACGTTTCGAGCGCGGACTTCATAAACGTGCGCCGGTCGTCGTCTGAGACGATCGGCTCGATGAGATCGGCGTAGGGTTCGAGCTGGGCCATCGTGCGCTCGTAGGCGCTCACGCGATTGCGCAACTCCTCGTAATCCGAAGGATACGTGACCGCAGGAGCGGTTGACTCCGGCGTAGCTTGTGGTGAGGGGTCAGTGACGCTCATGCGGTCATTCTCCTACGGGTTACTTGCGGTGGCGCTTTTTGCGGCCACCCTTGTGGCGACGAGCCATGGGCAACTCCTTTCGTCATAACAACGGCCTACGCAGCGGGCGGCATTTGCGGCGGACCGCCCATGCCTGGCTGCGGAGGTACTGCCGGTGCGCCCATCCCTTGCGGTCCTGGCGGTGGGGGACTGCCCGCTAACCCCGGTGCTCCGGTCGGCGGGAAACTTTGGGTCGCTTCCTGGAGCGACTGCATCACGGCTGAACCGTCGAACTTGAGGAGCGCCTTGTTCAGCGTTCCGATCATCGCGTTCAGCGTCATCTGCATAGGCTGGTCGTTGGTGAATTGCGTGGCGCGCTCAAGAGACACCGACGCGGCTTTGATATGCTCGAGTGCCTGCTGGTCGGGATTGAGTCGCTCGAACGGGGTGCCGGGCTTCTGCGCGGGCTGCGCCGTCTTGAGTGCGGCGACCAACGCGGCAGGGTTCTGCACCGCGTTTGGGCCCATCTGCACCTGCCCGGTTCCAGCCAACGAAAACCCCACAAAAGAAAACGCCGAACTCCAAAGGAGCCCGGCGCGGATGTTCTACCGCTACCACTGACTGACGCGCCTATTATACGGGCTTAGGGCCGGGTCCTGTCAACCGCACCTGCTCGAACCGCTCGACACACGTCGGACGCCCGGCTTCATACCGAATTGTGATGTAGCCATACTGCACGGCGTTGACCAAATGCAACCGCACGAGATCCGCCAACGGCAACTCGGGCTCGGGCTTTCGCTCGATCATCCGTGCGGGCTCGGCGCTTTAGGCGGTCCCGCTTTCTTCGCCGTCTGGCGCGTTCTCGGGGGCGGGCTGGCTGCCGGACCCAGCGCGCCCTGCGGACCCGTCGCAGCGGCGATGCGAGCCAGAATCTGGCGCCAATTCGGCTTCTTGACTTCCTCGTAATAGCTCTGCCGGTCGATGAGACCTTGCTGGTATTCCGTTAAGGACCGCGTGGCCTTCGATGATTCGGACCACGCCATCGTCGAGCCAGTCGCAACCGTGTACGAGAAGGAACCCTGGAGCAACGGACTCGACGCCCTCTCCCATGTGATATTCCCTTCGTTGTCCTCTACCGCAATAGCGTGGCGTTCATCATAAAACTCTTGAGCAAATTGGCCACAAATCTCGGCCCATTCAGCCAAGGTCGTCTCCAATCGTTGCGTACACTCCACGAGAGTTGAACCACCAATTTCCGCCAGCGTATCGTAACCTGCTGCAGAATCAACCCGTCCGGCAGATTCTCCCTGCATAACACCAGTGGCCCCCATGATCCTTTCCATAAAGAGTACGGCGCGGTCGAGTAACGTGAAGAACTGCGGGTCAAGTGGACTTACCTCCAGGGCTTTCATTTGCGTAATATCGTTCACGGGAATGACTTGCCCGATGCCCGGTATGATCTGCGTAGATGTAATGCCAGATGACGTGCCCGCAAGCCAAGCGCAAAGCGCACCGTAGCGCAACGTATCCGTTACCGTGGAGAGCCCGACGTTGACTAAGGCTTGGAGGTGCTCCGTTTGCAGCAAGCTGCCACGGCCCAAGATTCCGTCGAGTGGCTCGATGTCCGTGTAGAACGCGAATGGGAGGCGGTAATCCCATGGGCGGTCCTCCAAGATCGTTCCATCACCGCCAGCCACGCAGATCGTCGTGCGCCGCCACTGCGGATACTTGCGCACGAGCTGCATCTCGGTGACATCTTCCATGACCAGCTCGAACTTCGGAAGCGCGACGAATGAGCCGTCCGGCATCGGGTGCATCTCCGGCTCGCCCTCGGTGAACTGCGGCATCCCGGATTCCTGGTCGCGCGCAATCTCTTGCTTGATGCGGCCCAGCGGGTCGCGCACCGGGACTTCTTTCTCGGCCAGGGTGTGGTCGCGGTGGTACACCTCCATGATGTCCACGTCCTCAGTTCCCGGTGACGTGATCGCAATCTCGCCGGCAAACGAGGTGACCACGGGCTTGCCGTTCACGATCGACGCGCCCGGACTCGGCAGATACGAGGTTTTCCACGGCGTTGAGATCGGGGTGCCCGCGTTCTGGAGCGTGGCCTGTTTCTTGGACGAGAGCGAGTTGACGAGTTCTTGAATCTTGTCAGCGGCGTCCGGATAGTAGAGCATCGCACGCGAGCGGTTCATCGTCGCTCGATTGCCGCAAAACTCCATCGCGCGCACATCGCTCACGCGGTTATCGCAAATGAGATTCCAGCCAGGGATGACGTCCGTCGCGATGCCGCCTGCGCCCCCGTTCATCACCGGGTCCCACGACACTTTGAAGGCGCACGTTCTCGTCGCATTCGCCAGCGTGGCGAGTCTGCGCGTTTTGGCTTTCATGTTGGTTGAGCGCCACAGATCGCGAATCACTTGCGCCATGAGTTGCGCGGCGCGCTGATCGCCAACATCGCGCGGCTCGAGCACCGGAATCGGGTCTTGCTTCGTCATGATCGCCACTTTGTGACGGAGCATCGCGCCTGCAAGATTGGCCGTGATGGCGGCGCGATCGCTCGGCATCGGGCGGTCCCAATGCTGGGCGTAGGTGATCTTCGCGCCGAGACGATCATGGCGGCGGCGGGCTTCTTCGCCCAGGTCCGCCGTGCGAACGTAGGTTAGGATACGCCGCTTGAGGCGCTCCTCCCAATCATTCGTGCTGCCCTTACCGCCTTTGCGAACGCTCATCGCGGCTGGGCCGATCGACATCACGCTCACTTCAGAATGTCTTTATACCGGGGCGGGGCTTCCTTGAAAGCCGAGGTGTCACCGGGACCGATGGGTCGGTGAGGCACGCCCGAATCGACTTCCGCTTTGTACGCAATGGCTTCCGCCGCTTCTTTGTTTGAGGCGACAAGCTCTGCGGGTGAGATAAACTCCACCCCTTTGCGTGCGGCAAGTTGGTCACGCCCCTCTCTTGTCTCTGGCATCGGCGCGCCAAGCGCCGTGCTCCACCCGTTTCCAAGCGGCCCCTTCCACATCCGAAGCCGATCTTCCTGAAACTGCGGGACCTGCGGGACCTTGGGGCGCGGGCGCTGGCAGACCGGGCAGTCCGCATACGGGCTGAAGCTGATGCGCTCGATCGTCTCGCGCTCCCCGCACACCTGGCAGCGCACAACATAGGTCGGCATTAGAGTGGCATCTCCGAATTGAACGGGTTCCACGAACCCTGGTACTTGATCGCGACAAGCTCGGCAATCTTCTTGGGCAACACGGTGTTCGCCGGACCGTCGGCGGCGCTCGAGGCCAAGTGCAAGTCCCGCGCGCTTGGGATCCGATGGCGATTCTTGCTCAACTCGACCATGAGAATCGGGGTCTGCTCGATCGCCATGACGCACAAGCCGAACGCCATCACCCGATCGTCGTAGCGGCCCTTCTGCGCATTGAACGTGAACCCGTCGAGATACGTGTTCTCTTTGCGCTCGAACGTGGACATCTCCGCATACAATTCTTTGCTCGCGATGCGGATCGTCTGTTCCTCGCATTGGTAGATCATCCCGGAGACGAGAATTTGCTTACTCCGTGGGTTGGTCTCCCATCCCTTTTTGTTGGAAAACTTGTTGCCTTCGTCCCACTTGGGCCACTTGTACATATACGGATATTGGATGTTGGAGGTGAGTCGCTTAAGGACCACGCTCCCGATTGCGTTAATCTCCGGTGTAGCCAGCGCGGTATTGTACCAATAACACGCTGCGGCAATCTCGATGGCGAAGCGCTCGGGGGGCATGGTATCGGTGAACTCTGCGACCTGACGACCAGCAGTAACGTCAACCACGCAAATGCAAGAATTATCCCCATCCTCAAGGCCGAGCGCCGGGTCAGCCCCGACCACGTATTTGTGCCCATCCACGGGGGGAGCCCAGACCAGCCACTTCCCATGCGCGTGTACCTCGAAGTCAACGTGCGTGATCGGCGTGAAAGAGCCTCGTATTTCCACCTTCGGATGGAGTATGATGCGCGCCGGCCCATTCGTAATCACGGGATGGCCGTTGACCATTTGCTTGGACCAAATCTCTTTGGCGAGTTCCGGCGCTTCGTGAATACACTCGCCCAAGAAATCCGAGTATTGCTTGAACACGGACTTGGACGAAAGCATCCAACACGAGATGTCGTCCTCGGGGTACTCTTGCCGGAAGCGCGCTTCGTCGCCGCGGAACTGCGTGTTGATCGTCATGCGTCGCCAATACATTTGCTCGCGCGTCACGGGCACGCCGCCGCCGTCGCGCTCCTCGTACTCGTGCATCCGAATGCGCGTCAACTTTTTTTGTAGAGATTTTTCTTCGTTGTTGAGCTTGAACTCTTGCGGAGCTGTGGCGCAGTACTGCTCCTCAAATAAGAACCACGGGAAGAACACCGCCGTGAACGGCTCGAACCGTCCATTCTTGGCGTCCATGTACATATCGTGGAATTCGTTTTGGCCTTTGGGCGTCGATTCGATGATGACTGACGACCGCAAGATCGCTTCGCTGCCGAACGTCGGAAGCTGCGGCAGCAGCGCGCCGTTGAGTTCCGTTGAGTTCGGGTACATCGCCGATTCGGTTTCGAGAACGTGCGTGACTTGCTGGCCTCGAGGGTCCATGTTCTTTGCCAAGTGGATAAGGCAATACGAGCGCCGGTCAGCAAAATACACCTCGCCGCGAGGGATGGAAGCGCCGTGGTTGCCTTCCCGGAGATCGGGGCGGAACATCTCGGGGAGTTCATCGTAGAACACGCGCATCGTCTCGATCATGGTTTCGGCGGTAGGAAGTTGGTGCGCCACGACCATCGTTTGAAGATTCGTCTGCCGCCACATTTGCCAGAACAACCACGCGCACCAAAACGTGGACATGCCCGCTTGGCGGAATTTCAGAATGACGAACCACGGCGGTTTGCCCGCGTTGATCGCATCGCACATCTCGCGCCACATGCGCCGTTGCACTTGGTTCCAAAGGAACTCCGTCGTGTAGCCGCCGCCTTTGGGGCGCACTTTGAGGAGCATCCCGCAGAATGTCGGGAAGTCTTGTTGGAAAATGCGGATGAGTTGTTGGAGAACGTCTTGGTTCTTGTTGTCCTCGGCATAGTGGTTCCAGAGTGCGAGGGCTTCAGGATCGCACTGCTGGACGAGCGTCCAACTCACGGCGACATCCACGGTGAGGGATTGGGGGCGTTCGGGTCATACGTCGTGGGGCGCGGTGGATTTTCTTCTTCTTGGTCTTGTGCAGCGGCGCGCTCGCGCGCTTCATGCACGCGGCGTAGTGTCATCTCGGCGATTTCATCCGGGTCGGTGCTAAAGGGCATGCCCATCTGCTCGCCAGGTTGCGGTTCTTCGACCAGCGGCCCCAAGAACTCGGCGACAGCTTTGCGCACGTCGTCTTGCTTGATGACCTGCGGCCGTTTTTCTTTGGGCTCTTTGCTGGCGAGTAAGCCTTCCATGAGGCCCTTCGCAAAAGCGGAAGCGATGGATTCAGGAGTGCTCATTGGTCCTCACAGAATTGATAACGACGCCAGTGCGATCCCCGACGACGCAAAGATCGGCGGCATTGCGAATGAGGGCATCGGCAACCCCACTCCCGTTCCCTTGTTATTCAGCGCCATGAGTAACAGGGCGCGTGAGCCGTTCACGTTGTCTAGTGAAAGGTCTATCCACCCTCCATTTGCCAATGCGTTTTTTGACAGTGGTCCGCTTGGGGTGACGTTTCCGGGCGTGTACGCGCCGCAACAAAAGATGGCCGACCCCGCAGTGGGAGTGATGCTTGGCGGAATCTGCTGCGCTACTGGGGTTGCTGAGCCGCTCGTCGCGGATTGGTCCAAAACGCGGGCTCCGCTGATCTCACACACATAAGCCGCAATGAACTGCGATACAGAAAGCGCCACCGTTATAGAGGACTCGCCAGCAGTGGCCTTCTTGAATACTCCGACGAACGCAAAACTTGCTTGCGATTTTGACACAATCGAGGTAAACCCAGTGGAGGTCACCGTGCTACTGGGGTCCGTTGCAACGAAAAGGAGCAGGGTGTTGCCGGACGCGGCTGTGGCCTGCGGGAGCGTAATGACGAGGCTGGTTGTTCCACCGGCTGTGGTAAAAACTGAGGATGCATCCTGGACAACGGTAAAAGGAAAGGCTGGCGTCGAACCTCCTCCGCCGCCGCCAGCCGAGCCAGCGACGGAAATGTAGAACGTATTCGGCGCGGTCTGCAGGACGTTCGGCCCGGTGAAAACGATGCCCGTGTTACTCGCCGTGTAGCTCGGCCCGGTTACCGTCTGGATGCCCGTGTTGATAATCTCGGCTTGGTTCGTCAGTGTGGACACGCCGATGTACGTGCTGCCGACAATCGAGAAAGCAGGGCCCGTTTGTGAGTTGATCTGCGTGATCGCCGCCGTTGTCTCGGGCGCAGAGGTCCACGCCAACCCGGTACTCTTGAGGACGTTGAGCGATGGTCCTGGTGAGGCCAGGCCCGTCCCGCCATACGATGGTCCAAGCGGCGTTTGAAGTGTGACGATCGGGTTGGCGCCAGTTCCAACGACGACGATCGGCACGATGCCGGCAACGCTACCAACGGCGCCCGACGCGCCCGCTGCCGCAGCCGGTGGAAACGCCAAGATCGCGGCGAGACAGTAGCCATCGCCCGTGGTTCCCGCTCCCTGAATCGTCGTGTTCGAGCGCAAGGCATTCGTCGGAGACTGCGCTGCGAGTAGCGCGAGTCCCGAGGTTGCAATGCGCACGAAGTACGTTTGCGTCCAGCCTGTTGAGGGCGCAAAGCCAACGCTGTTGCGCACGCAGAATAGCGCTTGAATAAAAGAATTCGGCGCGGAGGGGATGATGGAGTTCGTCGAAGGTGACGCCGAGTTGACGTAGACCAAGCTGTGCTGCATGAGCCCGACGGCCGCGCCCGTGATCTCCTGAATGAGTCCGTTCTCAAGGCCGCCGCCGGTACACGTCCAGGTGTAGGTCGTGCCGTCTCCAGCTTCCACGTCACGGAACCATGAACCCAGCACCACGTCGAGCAGGCCCGAGGCCGTCGCCGTCTGCGGGTCGAGCACGTTCCATCCCGTCGGGGGGAACATCGTTTGCCCCGCCGCGCACGAGACGTAGGCGACCATGCGGTTTCCAACGCTCGGGCTTCCGCTCAGGGTAATTGGCATGGACGTCGAGCCCGTGCCGCCCGCTTCGCCGTAATTGGCGACGGAGGGGGTGAGGCCGGTGACGGAAGGCGTCGAGCCCCAGGTGACGGTGGTGCCATTCGCGATCGTTCCGCTGACCGCATAGGTTCCCAGGCTCACCGTCTCAACGACGAGGCTCGCCGTTCCGCCACCGCTGATGACTTGCGCCACATACGGCTGCTGGTCGTTCGTTGTCCCATTCGCAATGAACAGCGTTACGAGGTCCTGCAGCTTCTCGTAGTCGCCGGCAACGGTCATCGCCGCCGAGTTGCCCACCGCCGGAATCGTGAAGCTCGCGCCGAGCGTGATCGCGGCAGCTCCCGTCGTTGCGGGGAAGTTGAACGTTTGTCCGCTTTGCACGACGCCCGGGCCGCTGAAGATAATCGCGCCATCAACGGTGGCGTTGTCGGTGATCGAGGTGATGATGCCCGCGCCGCCGCCACTGATATGGCCGGGAATGCCCGCGCTCAGCGCATAGAGCAACTGCACCGGTGCAAAGATTTGGCGGAGGTTCTGTTCGTCGCTGGGACCCGAGACGCGGATCGGCGTCACGGGCTGCGGCGGGTTGGGCCCTCTACGCTCCGGCGGCGACGACATTGAACCCCGCGCTCGGACCGTTCACGGCTTTGGTCGCAACGGAAAGAAAGACGGTCGAGACTTGGGGGGCGGCATCGCAGCCGAGCGGGAGCAATGCCGCGCCGCCACTCACCGGGTTATTGGGGCAGTTTGGTCCGCCGCACCAGACCGCTTGCCCGCACACGCTGCACGTCGGATTGACGGCGGGAAGCGGAGGCCCCCCGCCTTTGACCGTCTGGGAGATGTACGTGGTCACGCATTGCCTTTTTTGCCTGGGAGCGCATCGAGCGAGCGGGCTTTGATCGCCGGCGGTTCATCGGTCACCAGGGCCTTGGCCACCAGCACGCGCTGGTCGATCTGCACTTGCTTTGGCGCTTTGGGAATCGCCAGGGCCAAATATTTCGAGAGCATCTCTTGGCTGGGTGGAAGCTTCTCGCCGTCGTGCTCGACGTTGCCGTGGATCCAGTCCGACATCTTTTGCAAGCCCGTCGCCAAAGTGAGATCGCCGCCGGTCGCAACATCTGTTGCTTCGCGGAACGCTTGGCTGATGTCCGGGCGCGAGATGAGCTTCTCGACTTTGCGCGCGATCGTTTTCTCGGTCAAGGGGTAGCCGTTCGAGGCGCGCCAATCCATCCGGCGGCCCGCTTGGAGGGCGGCCGCCATGACCTCCTGGCCTTTGGTGAGTTCCTCAAGAAAGTACCCGACGAACCGGACGTAGCGCTCTTTGCGGATACCCGTCTTGGCTTGCCACTGCTCGAGCGTGAGCGGGGTGAAGTCGCGATTGGGATTCGCCATTCATCCGTGATAGGGGTTAAGAAACCCCGGATCCCCGCCCCAGATCCATGTGCCGCCCACGCGAATGCGTAGCGGTCGCAGCATCACACCGAGGTCAATCTTGATCGGCGTCCAGCGCTGCGTCGCAACCATACAAAGCAGCATCCATTGCCAACCGCTCAGCGTCTGCTTGTGATCGACTTCGAACGACACACGTGCGTGGAACGCCAGATGATGTTTCACGTGTGACTTACTCGTCGGCTCCGGGGCCGCCCAGCATGTACCCGGCGCCTCGGATCCCGCGCTTGGCCTGTCGAACATCCTCGCCCACTTCGCGACCAATCGCACCGCCAATCTCATCCATCTTTTTCTTGGCGCGACCGCCGAGAATCTGCGCGCCTTGGTACGCGCTCTTGAGCAGGTCGTCTTTCTTGCCCTGGGCGCTGGCCTTCATGGCCGCACCCTTACTCAGCATCTTCTTCTTGGGCTTAACCTTCGGCATAGAACGCCTCACGAATCGCAAGGCCGCGCTGGTCGGCATGGAAGGGCGAGCCGTCGCGATACCAGCCGCGGCAGACGCACCGACACTCGCCCTGACAGCACTCGCACCAAGCCTTAGACACCCGGCGTATCCCAATGGCTGCCCACGTACTTCACGCCCGTGGCATCCTGAAACGCTCGCAAGAGCGCCGTCACAGCCAGCCCCGCCGGCCCTTTCTTCAGGAGGTGATCCGGCATCTCGCCCAAGTGCTCGAGCGCCGTCACGCTGGCATTGACCAGCATCCGCTCCTTGTCCGAGAGTCCGCTGAGGATCGCTGCTCGTGTCTCGACGTTCGTGGATCGTTCAGCAACCAGCGAGACCGGGCTCGGTCCCGGCGAGAGCTTAACGCGGAGCGGCGTGATTGGACTCACGGCTCGTCCAGCCAGACGATCTCGCCACGCGCGAGTTCCACCAGACCCCGGCGAAACCGCGCCATCAGTTCCGGATCAAGTAAAATCTCAAGCGAAGCGCGCCACTGCTCGATTACGGCTTCGCGCTCATCCGCCGACTTGGCCGCGGCTAGCTCGGCACGGAACTGGCGCAGTTCCACTTCGTCGAAGCTCACAGTCATTCGTACTCTCTCGTACTCTCCAAAAATGACGGCAACGAAGGCGCGTGTGTGAATCTGGGCCGCCAATCTCGGAACTGACGCTCCAGGTAGTCTACCGCAGCCTCTAGCCCTGGCGCACCCGGGCTCAAGTCCGCTATAAGCACCGCTGCTGCATTAATTAGCTCCGTTTGAATCAGCCGGGCATCCTCGTCATGCGAGCACTCGCAACAGTGCACCGTGGCGACCGTGGGCACCAACGACGTTTCAGAAGGGGCCTCCATCAAAGAGCCCCGACGCTATGGTGACCAAACACAATCCAGATCGTCAGCGCCACCGCAAACGTCACCCACGAACCAACCGCGTTCGGGCCGCCCAAGGGATACCACGCATTCGCTTTCACCGCCGGGACGAAAAAGCCCAAGACAAACGCCACAACCCACAGTACGCAGTAGATTCCGCAAAACACCACGAGGCATTGAAGAAGTAGCCCGATCATCTGATCCCCGCCGCCCGCTTGAGGGGCACTTGTCCCGGCAGCGGCAGGTCCTCGACCGGCAAGTCGCGTGGGAGCCCAAGCAACACGCGAGCCTCGCCGCGCGTCAGCAGTCCCTGCATATAACACCGCATCACTGACTCGAACTGCTCAGGGGTCAGCAGTTGCTTCGATCCTGGCAGACTCATCGACAACCCTCGCAGGCGTAGCCGCGCTCGCCAGCCAGCAGGCGCTTGAAGCACCGCGGCAGGTGGCGTATGACGCGGCCCCTCATCCGAGCAACAACCAAGCGAGCCCAACGACGATGCTCAGAATATGCGGATACGCGTTCTCCGGAATGATCATCCCAGCCGCCTTTCGAGCGAGAGCACACGGCCAACGGTATCTCGCACGAATGCGTCGTGTTGGTCGCGCATCTGCATCACTTCTCTCTCAAGGCCGCAGATGCGATCGCGTAGTGTTTGTTCTGCCGCCAGGTTGTCGGCCTGCGGCGGCAGGGGCACATCGTATTCGCTCCTTTGATTAACCGCCGCGTACCCGACGGTCTGCGGCACGTCATATGCTCCCATCACTTTTCCTCCCAGGGCGCGAGCCCCAACATCGCACGAGCCTCTGCCGTGCCAATTATCCCACGCCCATGCAACTCCAAGATCCGCTCGAACAGATACAGGTCCGGCAGAAACTCGCCCGACGAATCAGCCACACGACCAGGATGCTTCTCGCGTAGCTCGCCCACGAACTCCTTGCTCATGTCAATCATCGGCGACGCGCGCGGGCCTTCTTCTTGCGCTTAAGTCGCTGCCGGTCGAATTTCGTCATCCACGCTCTCCAAATTTTAGTTTTGCGATAGGGCTGGGCTGTCGTCCCTCGTGTGCGGCCCGGCCTGGGGGGCCGCCCGGTAGCGGCGGCCGTGTCTCGATCAACCGGGGCTCAAGAGGCGCGCATGCCTGGCACGTTGGCTTCTGGCGGTTGGTGGTGGTGCGTTGGTGGTCGTTTGGTTCGCCCCGTCCTCTTGAGTTGGTCGTGCCGTTCGCGTGGTGCTGGCGGTGTGCCTGCCGGCTCGCTCGCGTTTCGCTCGCTTGCGGCGGGAGCCGGCGGCGCCCGGCGAACCTCGTCGTTCCCCTTTGCTCTATAGCAAAGCGTTGTTGGCGGGAGCGCCGTCCGGCGCGCTGGCTTGCGAGCCGCGCTTGGGGAAAAGGACAGTTGGAGGCCCTATCTCCGTAGGTTCTTCCCCACGGAGTTCGCTTGGTGTTTGCCGTGCGGTTGCGTCGCTGCGCTTCCGGCCGGCTGGCGATCTCGCTGAGTCTCGACTCGAGCTCGGCTGCGCGCCATGAGGGCTGGGCGATCGTAGCGCTACTCGATAGCCGGCTCCAGGATCCGCCCGGTGCCGTCGCAGACCTTCGAGTGCAGCCAACGCGCAAAGTCAACGGCGCTGAGCAACGCCTTCTCGCGAGCGGTGCCCCGAAGGATGCCGCACGCGCCGCAGCCGGAGCACGGCTCATCGCGCCACACCTTGGGCAAGCGCAAGACGTCAGTCCACGGCATGATCATCGCACCCGGGCGCGCCATCCCGGCTGCCACGATCGCCTCAGCTTCTGGGTGAATAAGCACCGCTCCAAGGCCGAAAACGCGAACAGCCGCAGCGTCTAAGCTTGCGGCGGTGTCGGGGTCTGTGGTATCGTTCAACTGCGGCTCCTACGTGCATAGGGTCCGCTCCTCGTAGAGAACGCTTCGGCTCGTCACCGGGGCGTTTTCTGTTAGCGAGTGCGGTTTGGGAATCGTACACCTGGCAAGCGAATCCGTCAATATGGACGAAACGCGATCGAATGCGAGCCCAGGAGGCGCTTTGGCCGGGTCGGCCCGACCGAGGGTAGCCCGGCTTTCGGCAGAACGCCTCCGTGATTTTGCACACATGCACCCTCCGATTACTTGACACGTTGCACCCGTGCATGGTAGCATATATGCATACACTCTCCCTAGAAAGAGAACGCCACGATGTTTCAGCTGCACATCCTCAAGAACGACGCACCGCACACGACGGTGCGGCGCTTCTTCGAGAGCGTCGAGGACGCGCTCATCTACACGATCACCGCCGACCTCGGCGGGCGCGGCATCAGCTACGAGGTGACGCCGGTATGAGCTACCGCCCACTTCAGAAGTGTAACCTCTGCGGCGACGCGCTCGACGTCTACGAGGAATCCGGCAACCACCGCGACTGCGAGGAGTACGAGGCGGCCCAAGCCGCGCTGGCAGTAGACGGTCCTTGTGAGCCACGCCTCTACGCCCCGGAGCGAGAATCCCTAGGGACGCAAGCGGCGCGCGAAGGTGGAGTATGACCAGCTACGCCGCAACCACTCTCGTCGCCGTTGGACTCGGCGCAGTCATCCTGTTCGCGATCATGCTCGCCAGCCCGTTCCTCGCTAGCGTCGCAGGGCTCCTCGGATGAGCCGCGGCTACGACGTCGATCGCGACTACGCCGACCGCAACGACGCGGACAACGAGCGCCCCCACGGCGCGTGCTTCTTCTGCGGACGGCCGGCACCGTTCGAGCCGAGCGTGCGGGTCGTGGCGTGCCCGGCGTGCCGCCAGCAGATCGCCGACACCCAGGCTGAGAGGGCGGGGTAATGAGTGCCGACCCCACGTTCACAGTTCAGGCCTTCTTGCTCGGCCTCGCCTTTGGGCTGCTCGGAGCGCACATCGGCTGGTCGATCGGCGAAGTGTTCGAGCGGCGCGCGCGGCGTCGAGGCATCCGCGAGACTAACGAGCGCCGTGCACGCTTCAACGACCAACTGCGCGCGCTCGGTCGCTCCGAGGGTTACTTCCGCATGCTCGACGAGGACGGCGATGGTTACAGCTACACTGAGAAGGAGGCAGACGCCGGCCGGTGAAGGTCGGCAGCGTGGACACCGCTTGCAGTAGTATCCACAACGCAAAGATGAAGCTCCAGAGGTCCCTGAAACGCTCAAGCATCAATGCGCTTGGGCGTTTCGCTTTGTGCTCGTTGCGCGCTTGACAGGTGTCACTCATGCATGGTATCATTGGTGCATGACGTTTGCGGAGATGCTCACGACGGAGATCACCCGATCGCGCTTGACGCGCGCGGTGGTCGCCACGCAAGCCCAGATCAACACGACGACGCTGTACCGGCTCACGAGCGGACGCTCGCCCGGACCAACGCTCGACGTCTTTCGCCGGCTGGTGCGCGTGCTGCCGGGCCTTCTGCAATACGTTCTCACAGAAAACGGGGCTGCCGCGCCTAGAATCGCAGCAACCCCAAAGGAGACGACTACTCGTGATAGACGTTCCCGGAGTCAACATTAGCATGCCCGAGAGCTTCACGGCAACCACGCCCGGACGCTGGGAGATGCCAACGACGGTGCAAGTCACCGAGATGAATGAGATCGTGGGCGAGCTGTCCGACGATCAGCTCCCGCTCGAGGCGGCGCTCGCCGAGCAGCGCGCGCTGCATGAGATGCTACTGAGCTTCCTCGACGCCCACGAAGCGCGATCGAAGCAAGTCCACGCCGTGGTCATGTCGCGCTTGGGTATCCCGCTCGGGTTTGCGGCCGTCCCTGGCGCGCCGCGGTTCCTTGAGGTGAGCCGGCCGTGAACGAGCTGAACCGGTTAGCAAACCTATACGCAAACGGCGGACAGCGCAACATTGCCGACTTCGAGTGCCCGAATTGTGGGCACCGATACGCGAACCACATCGCCAATTCGTGCGGAAACGGCTGCGACGTCGCCATCCTATCGTACACGACCGCCGATGATGGGTTCCCGCAAGAGCACTTGAATCATTGCCCTTGTCGCCTCAATGGGCGCGAGGCACTCGCTGCCTATGACGAGGGCCTGCGATGGGACGCGCTACGCGGCGTTGTCGCCAAGAGGCCGCAATGAACTGCACAGACTGCCCGGATTGCCTCACGATGCAGTACATGCGATGGGGCAACACCTGCGAGCGCTGCTGGGCGTTCAATCGCGCGTGGGTCACCGTGCAGCTTCTCTGCGAAAATCGCGGCGAGCTGAGCACAGCGGGGCTGGTTGTATGAACCACGACTTCGACGGAAACGCGGCCGCCGTCATTGCGACCATCCGCGGCCGCGCCTTCTCTGCGAAGGGCGCGCGTGAAATTATCGAGTGCTTGATGCCGAACGTGAACATCCAGCCTGAATTTCACGATTCGTTCAAGCCTTGGACTAAGGAGCCCATCTCGTCCGACAAGCTTTTGTTGCTTCAGGCCGAGCTAAAGCTCTTGAAGGAGATCATCGTTCAGGCTGTTGCGAAGGCGTACAAGCCATGATCGACCTCACGCAAGTCTTATTCGAGCAGCGCGGCCAGCCGCGTGGCGATGAGCATAACGCCCATATCGCAGACCTCTACAACTGCGATCGCGCTACTTGGTACAGACGTAACGGATACTCGCCTGAACCGTTCACGCCGGAGAAGCTGGCACAGTTTGCGATCGGTCACGGCTACGAGATGGAAGTCGGCGCAACGCTGATCGACGCAGGCTACAATGTGCGGACCGGCGTGGAAGTCGAGTATCTCGACATGATCGGACACCCGGACATCGTGATCGGGGACGAGCTGCTGATCGAGTGCAAAACGACGGAAGCCGTGAACCCCAAGGATGCCGTCTCACTGCATCACGCGGTCCAAGCCGCGGCCTACGCGCTGGCCCTGGGCATCGAGGATTGCGCGGTGCTGGTCAAGCATGCGCGCTCGCACGTCGAGGCGGTGTACACATTCAAGGCAGAAGGCTATCGCGAACTGATCGAGCAGCGCGCCGCAGAAGTTGTCACGCGCACGAAGCCAGGCGCACCGATTCCGCCGGCGGTCCCGAATCCGATCGCGAAGTGGGGCTGTTCCTACTGCGATTACCGCATGTGCGTGAGCAATCCCAAGTTCGACAAAGCGCTTGAGGAGATTGGATTCTAATGACAAGCATTAAAATGTGGATTGCCATCGACGTGCTGCTCGTGGCGGTGAACGCGGGATTTGTCGGCTGGGGCTTGGCTCTTGGCCACATGGCAACTGTAATGATTAGTGGCGCTGCGCTCCTCATCGTGACCGGCGCAACGCTCGTGCAATCCTGGAGGTTGCGCGATGATGGCTGAAGATGTAATCGACGCGGAGTTTCGCTCGGATACGGCTGCTTTGGTGCCGCAATCGGCGCAGGAGCGGCTTCCGGCAGTCCTCTCGCCCAAGCAGGCGCGGGAAGAACTCGAAGCGTTCCAGGCCCTCAAAGCGAGCCTCGCGCAGCCTGGCGACTTCCAAGAATTCATAGATAAGAAATCTGGCGCGAAGCATTCCTTCGCCAAGAAGCGGCTCGTCAAGAACCTGGCGATGGCGTTCCGCGTCTCCGTGCAGATCGTGAAAACCGAAGTTGATCAACTCCCAGGCAATCACATCGGCGTTCGCATCGTGGCGCGGGCCACGCGGCTATCCGGCGCGTTCGCTGAAGCCAGCGGGGCCTGCTCGACGCTCGAAGCGCGGTTCGAGAAAAGCTACGATAAGGGCGTGACGGGCCGCAACTATCACGACTGTGTTTCGACTGCGGAAACGCGCGCGACGAACCGCGCGGTGCTCAACCTCATCGGCGGCGGCGAGGTCAGCGCAGAGGAGATGGCGGCGGAGAAAGCCGCGCTTGCCGGCGATACGCCCACGGCGGCCCCAGAACCGCCCTCTGAGCCTGGTCTCAGCAACGCCGAGTTGGAAGCCTTGTGGCGCCGCAAGGGCGAGCCAGAGGGCCTAGGACGCACGTTTATCGCGAAGGCTGGGAGCCGGGCAGCGGCGATCGCTATGCTCGAGGCGATGCCGGATGCGGCGATGCCGGAGCGCTCCGAGCGGGACGTGCTTGCCTCGATGCGCCAAGACGCGATGGTCGCCGCTCAGCATCCGCTCACGAAACCGGCCGAGCGGAAGAAGATGCTGGATATTGCGGATGACTTGACGGAGCGCCTGGCCGACGACACCGATCCGCTCGAGAAAGAGCGGCGCAGGATGTTCGCGCTTGCAAAAGATCGCAACGTGTCCGACGATGTGCGGCGAGCGATCATGCTCCGCCTCTTTGGCGCGAAGTGCATCCGCAACGGCAAGCCATCGAGCACGGCGTTGAACCACGCACAGCTTGT